TCCGCCAGGCAAAGTGGAGATTTCGGTGCCTCTTCCGCCCTCACGCCTGGGAAGCCAGAAATCTTCAAGCATTGACATGAATTTTTTGTCATCACGAATCTCACCTGTTTGTGCATTGTATACAAGTTTGTTGCGATATCTGTTCATTACATCACGCAGATATTGTTCTGCCTTTACTTTTGGAAGATTACCAACATCAATATAGAAAATTCTACGCTCTGGTGCTCTTGATAATCTGTAAATAACAAGACTATCTTCAATCATTCTAAGTTGATTAAGAGACTTGATTGCTTTATGAAGATAAGAAAGAGTTGATCCTTTGTTACGATCTACAAGTCCGGATGAACAATATGTGATTGAATCTTTAGAAAATTTTACTCCAGATTGTCCGCCTTGTGCGGATCCAGGACTTGCACTAGGATATGTGCTCTTTGGATTATAAACGAAATACTCTTCAATCTCTGGAAATTCATATTCCATTGGATTGTCAGATGCTTTACCAATATTCGCTAAACGAATATTATTGCTATCTTTTTTCTTTTGTTGACGCACATAACGCATTTTCATTGCGTCAATATAGCGTAATTCTTGAATACCCTCATGAGGGTTCTTCATATCAATTACTTTATGGTAGTAAAGTCGTCCGTCAATATACCAATTTCTGTAGATTTCGTGTGCTTTTTTGTCAAAATCTAATAATCCAAGGATATATTTAAATTCTTCTCTAATCTTTCTTTTAATACCATCGCTGGCATTTAGGTTAGAAAGTTCAATTTCAACGGGCGAGTCATTCGTATCAGCAACAATTGCCTCATTCACAACATCTTCGATAGCACTATCGCACTCGGGATGTAGTGCCATCTCTCGATAACGCTTGATTAAATCAAACTCTGTCTTGTAGACACCTTCAATATCAACATATTGTCCGAAAAATCCACTAGTTAAATAGTGATCTACCCCGTCCTCATTATTAGGAGGAACGGGGGAAACCACACTGGGGGGAGTTTTTTCGGTGTCCTCAATTGAGAACCCAAATAATTTAGACATGATTTATTTGTAGTCTTTTATTTGACTATTTATCTACCGAATGACTCCTTGACTATTTTGATCAACGCTAGATCCAGCCGTGCTGTTAGTTCCTGCAATCCAGTACTGAACCTGGAAAGTTACAGTGAATTCCTCAATCGTATCTGTACTATCGTAAGAAAGTGCAATTTCAGATACTTCAGTTGGGAAAATGTCACTAAAGTAATATGTTCTCAAGGGTTTTATATCTTCACGTCCACCGCTGCCATCTCCCGTAGATGATGATCCCTTAGCATTTTTACCTTGATTTGCACCTCTTCCGAGTTGATTGACAGTGGCACTAGCCATGTAAGAACCAGGTGAGGTAGCACCAGATCCATCAGTAAGTTTACTAATACCATTCATCCACTGCTCAAACTTAGATCTAATTCTAAAGTTCTCGTCATTAATAACAGTAATTGTCCAAACATCAAAGGTTCTGTCTCCAGCAACTTTGAGTGTTCTTCCTCTGAATGGGATTTCAATAGGAGTTACATTTGAAGAAGGTAAAGCAGCTGCTTTGCAAAGGAATTGAAATTCCTCTTCTACATCATTACCCCAAAATCCCATATTATCTCCACCTGGCCAATTCATGTTGACTTCAAATAAATTGGGGCGGGAACCGCCACCTTTAAGGGCGGATTTAAAGTTGGTGATTGTTCTTAAGTTTGCCATTAGTTGATTCCTCCGTGATTATTGTATTATTAAATCAAACTCTGCCAGTTACTTCATCAAAAGAAACACCTGTTCGTGAAGCAATGAATGTCAAAGTAACATAGTTAATTGACTTGGTAGGCTTCAGGAAGATGTCTGCTCTGAATTCATTGTTGTCAACAATGTCAGGAGTATTGTTAGAGGAATCACAGATGACTCGGAAGTCATATAGTCCTCTCTTCGCTTGAACATCACGAAGGTAAGGTTCAACAGCATTAGTAAACTGAGATCTCGTAATCTCATCGTTGAACTCAAAGAGTTGATCGTTTGCAAGTCCTTCCAGTGCTTTTTCAACAGTAAGGAAAAGACGACGAACATTGATTCTATCAAATGCGGAAGCAAAACTAAGTCCTGTTCTATCGCCGTAAAGAACAGTTCCAGTGCCAGGTAATGTTACAATAGAGTTAACTCTTGCTTCATACAGTGAATCTCTTTGCGACTTATTGGGGTTAAATGCAAGTTTAATTGCATTATTAAGAACACCTCTTTGTTGTCCTGCAGGAGAATACCAGGGGAACTGATCAATCTCAGTCCTAACCATTAGTCCTGCAATATCACCATTTGTTGGAATATAGCGGAACTGATTATTGAATCTATCATAAGTGTACTTGTATCCACTATCAAAGATAGCGAATGAAGAGGAACTTAGTGAACTGAAAAACTTAATAACGTTATTTGTTTGATCTGTAGTTGAAGAAACATCTACAACATTATTTCTATGTGGAGAGATACAAGCAACACAATCTTTTCTGAGTTCGGCAATAGAAATCAGTTTATTTGCTTTTGCTTGAGATTCTGCTTCAGTAGTGCAACCAGGGCCCATCAGAAGGAAATCTACTTCAATTTCATCTTTATTGGAGAATAAATCATATCCAGTACTAACACTTCCAAGTGAAGCAGACATTCCTTTGTTGTCTGTTCCGCTATAGTCCTTACCATTTGTAAGAGTGTAAGTTTTATTACCAATAGCACTGAATGTTACACCCTGAGCATCTTGTCCAAATAGTCCTTGTGATGTTGTGAAAGGAGTAAAGGAAGCAGAGAATCCAGTTGCAACTGGTTTTGTTCCATGGAAACTATCTTCAGCAGAGGAAACATTTCCACCCGCATACAGATACTTAGAACCTTGTGCGAGATAATCCTTATAGTAAGTTCTTTCTGGTGATGCTAAAGCAGATACAGTATCAAGTGCTTTAGACATGAAGGTATTCTTTTCAAGAATATTTCCTTTAATTCCAGTTACAGAACCTGTGTCATCTATGACAACAACGTGCATTGCATCACCTTTACCACTTCTATCGGTAACATACTTGCTAGAAACGGGTTTAGGAGCTATTTCTTTCCAGAAGACAGTTGAATTAGAGAGTCCTAATGTCTGTCCATCATACCAATCAGTTACAGTGCCTGCAGCACCCGCAAATACTCCCAATCCCTTACCAGTGTTAATTCCTGAGTTGTTTACGGGAATAATTGTGGATCCAGTCTGGAAAGATTTTAGTGGATCTGACTGAACATAATCAATAGCAGTTTCAGTTCCTGCACCAGATACTCTTGATACAACCTTAACAACAATACTACTTGCACTGTTAGTTGAGTCAGTTGTTACTCCGGTTATAATTCCTTTTAAGAATCCATCAACAACTTTAGTTGTGCCTACACCTGCCTCAGTTCCTGATAGTGCCATAGTAACACCAAAACCAACCGTGAAGTTGGATAATCCAGGATCATTAGTTGTAATACCAATGACTTGATCGCCGAAGTCATCAATAGTAGCAACCTTTAAGTCGTTGAGATAAGTTCCAGGATTCTTTGCAGAATAGTAGAAATCTGTTGCAGAACTATAACTTGCGTTATAGTCATCAAAGTTTTTAATTTTAAGAGATGTGGAAGCAATTCCTACGCCAGCATTGGCGTTGTTAAGGTTTGCACCGTCAACTCTGACGACTTTTAATCTTCCGCCATAAGAGAGGAAAGATGAAGCAGTCATCCAGTATTCATAGTGTCTATCTGTTGAGATAGGTTGTCCGAATACTTCGATCAGCTCTGCTTCTGTAGTAATATCAATCGCTTCAGAAACAGGGCCCAAACTAAAGGGGCCGGCAATTGCGCCATTGTTCTGAAGAACATTATCAGCTCTTCCTACAGTTACATCAACCTCCCTTACAAGTATCCCAGGAGATAATTGAGGAGTCGCCATGTTTTTCTCCGTTGTCTCAGTTTATCTAAGAATATTTAGAATTTAGACTATTTTCAGCGGGGAAACGTGACGTGAACTACCAATCTGGATAATCCCAATCTACGAATGGTGTGCATTTCTTTCTGTTGTCAATTATTCTTTTAATCGTACATTCTTTACATTCATAAGAATATGATGATGCAACTGCTCCTCTATCTTTTCTTGTTCTATAAAATCCTTCTATTAAATTTTTAGTCTCACCACACACTCTACACTTCCTATCATTTAGAAGCAGATGCCCTAATTTTATCTGCTTATCTAAATCCACTAGAACCATCTCCAAGGAAGTATCGAATAACCTAACATGTTTAACACTGGTTCAAATGCTAATGCTAAAAGTGTGAACAACAATACTTCGATAAAAGTTTGTTTCCATAATGGTTGCTTTGACTTCCATTCTTTAAATTTATTTGTTTTACTTACCAAACCTTGTAAACCAGATTTTTTACTAATAACTTCTGCCCACCAATTTGGATCAACAATATCACTTAATAAGTTTAAAAATTTAATCATCAGTACTTCCACATATAATCCATGCCACCAGCAGTTTCTCCATATTCAGATGTATTAAACCATCTTTCGCCTTCGTCATCGGTGAAACTTTCTTCACCGAGTCCGTCATCCATGAATCCAAAGGGTGCCATGTCTTGTTCGATTTGATTTTTCTGCTCTTCGTAAAGTCTTTTTCTAATATCTTGATCGGTAAGTTCTTTAAAATAGTCTTGAGCTACTAACCATGCATAGATGACAAGACACATTGCTAAGTCATCATGACAACCATCTTCTGCTTCAAATGAATTGTTCTTTGAAATAAATGTGGTGAGTTCTGATATAATATCCAAGTCATTGAAAAGAAGTTTATTCTCTTCAATCATTGTCTTGAGATTGAGTGCCCCAACCTTCTTAACAGTTTTGGACATCTTAACTCCCAATTGAGTTTTCTTACCGGAGAAACCTTGTCCAACTACTTGTCCTGCTCTACCTCTCATAGAGCACATTAAAACATTCTGATATTCAAGATCATAGTGAAGAAGTGATGCAACTTGATCACCTACATCATTTACTTCACAAAGAATATATGCACTATTATAATTTTTTGCTACTTCATATATGATGTTAGGAAATAACATCGGTTTGATATCATTATTTTTATACTTTGCAACTATTTTATGTGGGAAAGACGTAATATCAGCACAAATAAATGCAGAATAATCTTCACCCACACCTCTTGCTACATCAACTGTAATTAAATAATCATGATTTTTTTGTGGTTCTTCATATACATCCAATCCTGCGTTTGATTTTAAAGGATTATCATATACTAAAGATTTTAATTTACTTGCAGCGATGAGTGTGTCAATAGATCCTAAGAACTCACACTCAAACTCAATCTTAAATTGTTGCTCTGAAGTATTTGCAATGGTTTGTTCTTTCCATGCATCATCTCTTCCTGGAACTTCACTCCAATGAACATCAGTTGGAATATATTCATTCTTTCCTTTTTCAGCATCACTCCACATACGGTAGAAGTGATTCATACCATGTGGGGTAGATACGATAATTACTTTGGTGTTTTTACCAGAAGTAATAGTAGGATAAACAGAGGCAAAGAACGAGTCAGCAATGTGATTTGGGACAAACGCGAACTCGTCGAGAAAGAGGATGTTAAATGACATACCTCGGACAGCACTTGCAGACGTAGAAGCTGCCAATATCTTACTGCCATTTTCTAATTCCAAAGAACCTTTGTTCCATACCATTATACCCTGCTGCATCCATTTAGGTAGATTCTCGTATGCAGTTTGTAATCTGCCTAAAAGTTCCCTAGCTGTTGCTGCTTTGTTAGCAAGTATGCCAATGTTAACGCTGTCATTGAAAATCGCATAGTGAAGAAGATAAGAGACAACTGTAGTGCTTTTGCCAGTCTGTCGCGGCATTTTACAGATGTTAAATCTATTTTCATGAAAGTTGTTAATTAACTTTTCTTGAAAGCGATATGGTTTGAATGATACAAGTCCTTCATCCAAACTAACAATTTTTACATACTTGTTAGCAAAATAAACCGGATCGCGTTGACATTGAACAAATTCAATAATTTGCTCTTCGGTAAACTCAATTGGCGTATTCGCTTTTTTTAGATTAGGATTACCAAGATAAACATTATCAGACATAAATTAATCAGCAATTCCAAGCCCTGAGTGATTTGTTTATTCTGCTATCTGGATCGTTGGCAGTTTTGGCAGAAGTAAGTTTCTTCTTCATACCTTTCATTCTTGCACAGAATGATGCTCTTCTTTTATTACCAACTTTTTTAGAAGGTGCTTTCAGATCAGAACCTGGGTTTTCTCTTTCATAAGACTTACGTCCTTTTTCATTAAGTCCACCTTCTTTGTTCTTACCTGCCTTTCTTGTCCAGGCAGCAGTCTTTTCTAGAATTGCTTCCTCCTTTGCCATTTCATCTTTTTTCATTTGATCAGCATTTTTTCTCAATGCCAGATTTCTTTTCTTGATAATTTGCATATCTATTTGTCCCTTCTTTTTTTGAAGGGCAATCTCTTGAGGAGAAAGAGATGCTTCCATCTCATGAATTGTCTCTTCTCTAGGAACACAGTTAGGAACCATTTTGTTTCCTTTCTTCTTCATTCCTTCCATTTTATGAGAATCCCAGCAAGGATCATTCTTATACTTTTTTTCGGTTAATGTCCCCTCGGTTTCCTCAGTGAATTCTCCTGGTGCTGCTGAGTCAACTGAAGAAGTTTCATTAATTGCTGCGACTTCTTCTTCTCGTTCTCTATGTTCTGTGACTTTGATGATTGGTTGTCCTGGTTCATAGTCTGAGACTCTGAAAAACGTTAATTTTGCGCCAGGGTATACTTTTTCGATCTGATCCATAACATCAGATCTGCTGGGGATGCCAACCTTAGGGAAGAACATCTTAAGCATATAAGATCTGCCTCTGAAGACAAGATTTACATCAATAATATTACCAGTAGTAGCGGGGAGTCTCGTAGCTTCCTCAACCTGCTCCTTTCTGGTTGCTTTCTTTTTGACACAGTTTGGATATCTCTTTCCAAACAT